TGTCATTGGTGCCTGCGGCGCGCAACCTGCCCTACAAGTGGATAGTGCCTGCGGCGCGCAACCTGCCCTATTGGTATAGCACTATGCGTCGCATGCTAGCATACTCGAGAACTGGGCGAATGCCCATGAGACGCGGCACAGCCGCGTCCAAGATACAACGATGGTACCGAAGCCGTCGCGTCGCGACGGCAAAGCGAACGGCCATGAAAAACTTTCGTAACAAAGGATACTACCAGACGGCAAAGTCCCGTCCGGCAACCAAGTACGGTAAACGGCTCAAGGATCCTACCCCACGTCAGCAATCTCAATTGGCCGGCGATCAACCTACGTTCGCAACGTATACATCAATTAAATTGGCAACATTAACTTATCGGTCCATCATACATCCAACACCAGCCGGAGGTCAAACGTTTGACTTCTTAGGAGAACGACATGGACAAAACATAATGCTAAAAGGCATTAAAATCAATCGTCGTTTCTTCAGTTTCCCTGCAAGTGAAGGTACCGGCATCTTACAACCATTCATGATGCATTATGCAATGGTGCAATTCAAAGACGCGGATGTAGACCCGAACACATGGGCTCAACAACTCAAGGAAAACTTCTTCCGTACATACGGAGAAATATATGATCGAACTCGAGACTTCGATAACAACACGTCAAGTACAGTGTGGACAAATTACCACAACGAATTGCCCATGAACCCAGACGGAAACTTCAACATTATATTCCATTGGCGCAAACGCATGGAACAGAAACCAACGTCGACCATTGATCGGAACCAACGTCCGCATACCTTCGAGTGGAACATTAAGCGTTACGTACGCTTAAACAAGGTGATCCACTACACAAACCTACAATCCTTGCAGCCAACACACCCAATCCTTGAAGTATTCTGGTATCAATGCATGAACGGCATTGCGTATCCGCCAGTATCTGATGGAGAATTTGTGGGCACAAATGTCTTAAACGTTACGTATTACGAAGACGAAAAACCTTAATAAGTGACCGAAACATCAAAGAACTTGTACCGGTCACCAGTCATTGAATTCATGTCAGGCATCTCATTACAAAAAACAACAACATGACTCGGATGCTGCAACACCTTAGACCTCGTCTGATATTTGGTGGAAAACACAATCTGGTCCTTTATCTGTTCTACAACATTGTATTGAAATAACGCCATTCCCAATCTTGGAATGTCAAATAAAAAAACCCGTTTAGATTCGTCCAAAGCATAACTTAAATCATCACGTTTTCCCAACTTCAACACTTGCGTCTCGTTCGGGTACTTAGTCAATTGATAACGACAAAACATAGATTTACCTGCGCCTCCGGCTTGGTCTACGACGAAGACGATGCTTCGGTCGTCGGGCTCCATACGGAGTCGTCCGTCGAGCTCCTGCTGCCACTCATTGAGCTCGAATCCGACGGGGAGGAGGTTGGGGGATTCCCAAATGTGGTCGACAAGTTGGACGAGACGGGGGTACCGGGTCCAGATAGTGGGAAACTGGGAGGCAATATCACGCTCACTGGGCTTGTGGTCCTGAGAACGGATCCAGTCGGTGAAATGATCGATGTCGCTCCGCTTTCCCTGGGAACCGGGAAAAGATCCGAATTCTTTGAAATCGCCATCCTTCTTACAGTAGGTGGACGCTTGCTTAGAGGTGCCCTTGGCGAACTCAGCATGGACCCGATCCCCGAGGAGGTTGCGGACCGCCGCAAGCCGCGATGGTTGGTTGAAGACCACAAAGCCCTGGAGATGCGGGGTGCCGGAGGCACCGACCTCATTACCGTAGACGGCGTAACGCACGACGAGCTCGTCTGAGAAGACTGCGTCCCACTGTTCTCGTTCTCCATCGGTTGGATTGTTAAGGGTCAGAACCCATCGGGATGATGTGTTACGTACCATTTCAGGGTACGTCAAAAAAGTGCGAGGGTAATACTTTACCTCGCACAAAACATGTCTCAAAAATGGGCGCGAACTCGGGGGAGTTACGTGCAGTCGTACCGGTGTCCCGATACTACCCAGAATTTTTTTGGATCTTAAAAACCATCTTGACCCTAACCCTGATAGCTCACAACCTCCCCTAATGTCATTGGTGCCTGCGGCGCGCAACCTGCCCTACAAGTGGATAGTGCCTGCGGCGCGCAACCTGCCCTATTGGTATAGCACTATGCGTCGCATGCTAGCATACTCGAGAACTGGGCGAATGC